AACGACGGTGACTATCCCTCACAGATCACCGGCACGGCGGCCGGCGAGCAGCTGGTCGGCACCGGTGGCCGTGATCGCATCCAGGGCCTCGGCGGCGACGACACCCTGTTCGGCATGGGCGGGGATGACAAGCTCGAGGGCGGCGATGGGAACGATTACCTGTCCGGCGGCAATGGCAGTTTCAGCGGCTCGGGCAACGACATCCTGATCGGTGGCGCGGGTGACGACCAGCTGGTGGGCGAGGATGGCAACGACCTGCTGTTCGGTGGCGTCGGCAACGACACCTACTTCTACCGCTCAGCCGGTGGCGTGGATACTGTGGACAACACCGGCGGCGGTACCGACTGGCTGTACTTCGACGGCATCGCGCGCAGCCGCCTGAGCTACCACCGTGACGGCGATGACCTGCTCGTGCGGGTAGACGCCGATGCCGGACAACAGATGCGGGTACTGAAGCACTTCCAGGGCGGGCAGTACGCCATCGCCTTCGTGCAGCCAGGAGATGGGGGCAATGCCATCTCGGCGTCGGCGATCGCCGGCCAGCTCAAGCCGCTGCCGGCCGCAGCCTCTCTGGCTTCGGCCCGCACGATGGACACGTCGGCCAGCGCTGAAGTGCGGCAGCTGATCGAGGCCATCGGTGGGTTTGCCAGCGATGCAAGCGCCGGGTGGAGTGAAAAGCAGGGTGTCGTGGCCGAGCCGCTGATGGGCCATGCTGGCTACGATCAGGGACAGGCCATGAGCGCATCCATGCACTACTGCCGGTGAGGAAATGGATGCCGAGGCGCAGTGAGGGCGCCTCGGCATCTGGGCTGGCGGCGGATAGCTTGGGGCCCCTCGGGCGTTGACGGTGAATGTCCGCTTCTGGCCGGGTGCAGACATTGCCCGACTCGTTGAGACGTACGCTATGGCTGCTTAGGGCCTATTGCACTCGGCGCCGATCTGCTCAGTGAGAACTGTCAGGGATTGCTGGAATGCGGCCGCAAATTGCTGGCCGCCCTCTCCCTCGTGGCTATGAGCGATCGAGGGGAGCAGCTTGGTCCACGTGTCTAGCAAGATCTCCGGGTCTTGGTGTGTTAGAAACGAAACCCGCAACCCGTACTCCATTGCTTTGAGGTAGCCGCGGTGCATCTCAAGTGCGGCCTCGCGGGCGTGGATGCGCTCAAGAATTTCTGCGATCTCGGAGGTCATGGCAGTCTGGACAGGTAGGGGTGGGGAGGCGATAGTTCGCGAACGTCTGGACGAGTCCGTCATGAGCATTCTCAACCTTCTGCTCACTCGTGAACACCTTGTCGTCGCCGTGGATACCCTGGCAGAGGATGCTTTCACAGGGGCACATTCCGCAGGCGCAAAGCTGCTGCTGATCCCTCAGCACAACCTGGTGTTTGCTACGCGAGGTTCTACGCAGTTCTTCCTTCGCATTTATGAGCTGGCGCTGCAGGCTAGCTTCCGCGCAGATTTCACAATGGAAAGGCGATGGATCGCCAGGAGCCACGGTCCAGCGACTGAAGCCTCCGTTGCTTCCGAACTAGTAACACCTTTACATGGCGCGAGGTAACAGATTTACCTGCTTCGTCAGCCGCAGCCATTGCCATGCGGAGCCAACAAAGGCCCAGATCCGACGGATACGGCATTTCGCATAATGTATACAGCGTGGACTTATCAAAGCCTGTCGTCGCCGTAGCTGCGTGCGCGTCACGGGGCAGGGCGCTACCCACGAACAGGCATAGCGTCATCACCACAGCGGCGAGTTTCTGCGCAATTCGGCGCCACGCGGCCTTTTCGTCCTCAGAATTGCTCCGCTCGGCCATCACCACGGCGGACCACATTTCGGGGCTGTCACCAATGTCTACGGCCATCCGCTCGATGTAGTGGATTTCTGCGTTTTTCCCTTGTTTCCAGAGAGAAACCGTCGCCCTGGACACACCCAACGCCAGCGCGCCAGCGTTGTCGCTCTGAATTTTCTGCACGTGCTTCCACCGGCAGAACAGGTCGTAGCTGGCGCTCATTGTCTGGACCTACTTGACATGGGTGTATAGGGGTACTTTACAGTTCGCCCCGGTGTCGAGGAATCCTTGACACTCCCGCCACCGGCACCCCAAGGCCGCTGGCGGGTTCTCTTGGGGCTTGGGGCAGGGGACGCACATGGATTACGTGATCGGGCTCATGGGCATTGTTGCGGTGATCTACGCAGTCGTTCGATGGATCTTGGCCGACTTCCGCTCCCGCAAAGGGGGCGCTAAGTGATCGACCCCTTGATCGCATTCGTGCTGGTGGGCGCCATCGTCGCCATCGCATACGGCGTTGCCACTTTCCCGCGCAAGGTCCGAGAGCTTCTTGCGGCCACCGCGCCCAAGCCCGCTGCTGAGGCTTCATTGATCGCCCAAGCATCTGCCGAGGTGAGCCATGGCCGCTGAGTGCTTCGTCATCAACAAGGCGGATTGGGATCAGCTGATGCAGCTGTTCGGCGGGATGTTCCTGCTGCTCGCGTGCTGTGCTGTGTTCTCGCCGCTCGATCTGCATCCGTGGGAGTACCGCGTGCGCCGCTACCTGCGCCGCCGTCGCATTGCGCGCATCAGGGAGGCCGCTCATGGCCGCTAAGGTCAATCCGCGTTTCTATGAGCCCGTGCGCTCGACGTCTCCCCTTGAAGCCGTGATCCACGGCGTGATCCAGATGGAAAAGCTGCGCTACACCATCGAGCAGCGTCTGCCGGGTGGTGCCTGGAATCACAAAAGCGATTACGGCAGCGACGAAGCCCATGCCCTGCGCAATGCGCGTTGGTTCCGCCAGATCCTGCGCGGCAAGGTGGATTACCGCGTCTGTGCGTGCGTTGGTGAGGCCAAGGCCGTGATTCTTGGCGAGGTTTCGCGGTGAGCGCGGTGCTGGCCGGGGCAGGACTCCCCGCGTCTAACAGGGGAGTCAGTGAATTCAGCAACCCCGAGGGAACCCTGACGGTCGGCATTGACTGGTTCTCCGCCTCTATCGACCTTTTCGTCGCACTTCGTGAGACGGGCTTCCTCGACCGCGACACACAGGACGAATCCCGTGAATGGATCGACGCCTGTGCCGACAACGCCCGTGTTGCCGCTCTCCACGTGTTCACGTGGTTCTTCGGCGGTCTTGGCCTTGAACTGGATGATGCGGCTGGTGGCGGTCGCTTCTACAAGTGGCGCGTCAAGATCATCGATCCCGAAAAGAAGTTCGTCGGGATGATCGAATTGGGCGGTGAAAACTGCCAGCGTATCGACGGCACGATCACCGCTCGCATCGAGCTTTCCGGCGAAGGCTGCAAGTATGTTAGCGCAGCGCGCTGCGGCCATGCGCAGCGGTGGCTGGAGCTTCGAGCGAAGCTCGAAAGCTGCGCGGGCAGGATCACCCGATTGGACGTGTGCGCCGATGATCTGCTCGGCAAGTACCCATTGCGCCTGGCACAGAAGTGGTACGACGAAGGCCAGTTCGATCAGCGTGGGCAGCGCCCCAAGGCGCGCTTGGTTGACGACTACGACAGCGGCGACGGTAAGACGTTCTACGTGGGCGGCAAGGCCTCTGAGAAGCAGCTGCGCGTCTACGAAAAGGGCAGGGAGCAGGGCGACAAGAATTCGCCATGGGTGCGCTATGAGGCCCAATTCCGCGCCTCCAATCGCAAGGAATTGCCGCTCGACCTGCTGCGCGACCCAGCAGCCTACCTGCTCGGCGCCTACCCGGTACTGCGCTTCCTGCGCTGCGTATCCACGCGCATGGAAGTCACCAAGGCAGCTGTGGCCGCCACGCTTCAAAGCGCGTTCCGCAACCTGCGTCGTCAGTACGGCGCAACCCTCAACGTCATCACCAAGTTCTGCCCGGACACCGACTCACTACGGGCGGTCATGGAAACCTGCACTTCGCCAACGCTGCCGAAGTGGTTCAACGGGAATGTAGCAGCGCATTGGGCCGACACCTCGGTCCTACAACCACCAAACCTCAAAGGGGTCTACGCATGAGCATCAAGGTCACCGTCCTGAAAAGCGAAATCGACGAACGCGGCGGCAGCTTCAAGAGCGACAAGGGTGAAGACGTCGCCTATAAAACCCGCAAGCAGAAGGCCCGCCTTGAAACGGACGGCTTCGCCTATCCGTTCGACGTGCGCCTGCAGGACGGCCAGCCGGGCTACCCGCAGGGTGATTACGAGCTCGATATCGAGTCGATGCTCCAGGTCAACAAGGGCGTTGCGTCCCTGAGCAAGTTCACCGTGCTGCGCCAGCCGTCGAAGGCTGTGCCGCGCACCGCAGCGCAGGCCTAAGCCATGGCCGTGTGCGTGTCTCTGACTGCTGAGGGGACGCTCGTACCCACCGGGGAGCCTGCATCGCAGTGTGGTGGATATGTGCTTGTGTCAGCGGCCGAGCACGCACAGGCCTCAATTCTCATTGATCTATTCCAGTGGCCGGAACCTGAGGTGGCTACTGGTTGGTTCTCGGGGGTGTTCACGCTGGTGCTTGCACTGAACGTGCTGGGTTACATCGTGGGCGCCGTCGTGAAGTCGGTCAGTACAGACCGGGATTGACCACCCCACCAACGCGCACATCGCGCATCACAGAAGGAGTAGTGCAATGGAGTTCGAAAGCATCCTCAGCGGTCTCGCAGTGGGTGGCGCCGTGACCGCCATCATCGGCGCTGGCGCCCTGAAAGCCTCGCCGGGCTTCGCTCGCTGGGCTACCAACAAGGTCGCGACCTTCTTCCGTTGATCGCGGAAGAATCGTGACGGGGAGGGGCCGGGCAACCGGCCCCCATTCCTATGCAAACACATCTCGATGACGTCAACACCGATGAATGCCAGGACGATTGGTGCCCCGAGTGTGGCGGTGATGACGTGATCGTGCTGGACGACGGCACCCTTTGGTGTACGGAATGCCGCATTGTCATCGACTACTAGGGGTAGATGATGGATTTCAGCGGGATCTTTCTTGGCTTGTCAGTAGCGCAAGTCGTCGCAGCGATCACAGGTGCCGGCACCCTGATGGCACTCCCATGGTTCGGACGTTGGTGCGTGGAAAAGATCGCAGGGTTCTTTGAGGATCGCGAGGATCTCGACGCCGACGAACATGCCGACGATGAGGCGGGTGATGTTGAAGAGGCCGTATGTGGTGACAGCGGCCACGACTATGACGGCGGTGAATGCGTGATCTGCGGCGCACCGGAAAGGGAGGAATAACGATGCTTGTATGCATGGTGTTCGCGTTCATTGGTGGACTTGCCGGTCATGCGGTCGCCCTGGCATTCAACGAGGCGAGCCAGTGATTCGCGCACTACTGCTCGTTCTCATCGCAATCGCCGGTTTGTGGTATCCAAGTGAGGCCCATGCAGCAGCAGAGGGTTATCGCTGCACCACTCCGAACGTGTGCGATGAGGGCGAGGCGTACGTTGAGGCCGTTGCTTTTGGTGCAGAGCGTCAGGCTGTTTTTCAGTCTCAAGATCCGGGCGTCAATTACCCAATCTGCTTGCAGAAAGCTACTGGCGCCTTCACTCAACTTGTTTTTCGGCTGGCTTGTGAGAATGGCAGCTCTTCAGCCCGTCAAACCTTCTACTACAAGGGCGCCTGCTCGTCGCGCCCCGAACAAACCGCGTGGAGAGGCCCAGGTCCGGGCGGCATGGGCAGCGTCTGCCATGACGGTTGCGCCTATGGCGGTTCGGTCTACGCGGGGTCACCAATCGGCATCTTGTTCGTTCCAACAGGTGGCGTATGCACGACCAACGATCATCCTTCACCCACCACGCCTGATCCGGGAGAGGGCGGCGGCGACGGTGGCGGCGACGG